GCTGCTTTAGATAAATATAAAGAGTTGCAGTTTGATCCACTTGACGAACAGCTAATAGCTTTTAATAAAAAGATAACTCAGTTTACCACCTATATGAACAATATGCATATAGACGAAGACACAGCAGAGGGACTGCAGAAGATAATGATTGGTATCGAAAAGATATACAAGACTCGTCAGACGCTAGTTGACTCTATTGAGCGTAGGGGTGAAAGACAAAAAATTGCTGGCAATAAGCAATTGTCGTTCTTAGAAAGAAGAAAAGAGATACAGGAACAAAGTAAAGATAGTGCGTAAAAGAAAAAGTGGATATAAAAAGAAGGAGACTAAGGTAACTGTAGACTATCTACGCTATCGCTTCAACTATTTTTACAAGCGAGGGAAGTGGGATGAGGCAAAAAAAGTGAGCGAAAGGGCTAACGCCCTTTTTGGGAGGAATCTAGACCAGGAGTTTCATGCAAAGATACAGGACGATCCGCGTGATCCATTTGGAATAGGCAAAGCAAAAAAGATAAAGTATGGGTAGAGTTAAGGTAGATCCACAAAGGTACAGACCTGTAGCCAATAATGGACACCCTGACTTGAATCCTGACTCTGTGGAATACCAGGAGTATTGGGATCAAGAGATGGACAGGTGTATAAATGGATACAAGCCAAAAGGTATGAAGAAAATATCTGGTAAGTATTATTTTTACCTCAACTACTACAAGATACTTGGTAATGATGGCGAGAAGAACTCGAGAAAGACTTTGATTAGTCCTTGGTATAGAGAGATGGACCACGAGTACTTTGATTTATTTGAAACTTGCAAAGAAGAAGGCAAGGGTATGATAGTCATCAAAGCAAGGGATAAGGGGTTTAGTTATATGAACTCAGGGCTTATAGCACACGAGTACACATTCTTTCCCTATAATGATGTAGGTATTGCAGCTGGTTTACAAGCTACAGCCGATGCGTTCTTTGACAAAACTAAAAAAGGGTTAAATGCAATCCATGGTAACTTCAAACACTCTGTGTTAAAAGATACTGACGGTATATTGCGATCAGGTTATAAGCAAAAAAACAAAGATGGCAAGTGGGAAGTTGGAGGTTTTCAATCTACAGTAATCTGTAGGACTATGGATAACCCAGAGGTATTTAAGGGTGAGCGTGTTTCTTTAATGGTATTTGAAGAAGCTGGAGAGTTCAAGCACCTTAAAAATGCTTATATGTCTTCTAAGGCTTGCTTTATGGATGGTAATGTACAATTTGGCGTACCAGTCGTAGGGGGTACTGGTGGTGACATAAGCAGAGCCTCTAAAGACTTTATGGATATGTATTATGAGCATGAAGCTTATAATCTTGTACCTATGTTTATACCAGCATCTAGAGCTTATTATGGTTATTTTAATATTAAAAGCGGTAAAGAAGATGAGGTTGGAGCTAGAAAGGTTTTACTTGAAGAAAGAGAAAGCATAGCAAAGTCTGGAGATAGAGAAGCATTTAACTTACATATACAAAACTACCCTTTAGAAGTACAGGAAGCTTTCTTAAATACTAAGACGGCTAGATTTGACAACTCTAGACTAAACGCACAGCGTTCAAGAATATTGTCTAGTAAAGATTATAGAAGTCAAATACAAAGCGGGTATTTAGATTGGGACTATGACGATAAAGATGAGTTTGTTGTAAAATGGCGACCTCATCCAGATGGACCATATAAGGTATTACATCATCCTAATCCTGATTTTAAAGATTTAGATATAGGTGGAATTGACTCCTACGATCAAGATAAAGCTGGATCAACAACATCTTTAGGTTCAGCAATTATATATCGTAGATTCTTAGACACAGACACACCGTGTGATATGGTAGTAGCAGACTATACAGAAAGACCAGACAAAAAAGAAGACTTTTGGGATGGCTGTCTAAAACTAGCTGTATACTATAATGCCAAGATGCTTGTGGAATATACTAAGATAGGTATATTAGATTACTTTAAAAGAATGAATGCATTAAAGTATTTAAAAGAAAAGCCACAATCAGCACATTCGCCTAATACTAAAACTAGAAATAGATATGGTGTGCATATGAATAAACAAGTTAAGTCGCTTATGGAAGATCTAATAGATGATTACATAAGAGAAAGTGTAGACGATATATGGTTTTTAGATTTGATAGAAGAATTAACATCATACGGTACAAAAAATACTGACCGTGCTATGGCGTTTGGAATTTGTTTGATTCATAATATTGATAATTACAAAAGACAAGCAAAAGCAAAAGAAGAAATAATAGAAGATATTGGCTTTAGCAAATACATAAGAGGTGCTAATGGAATGCCAATAAAAGTTGACATTAATAAAGGAACACAAGAAACATATAAATTTTAATTATGGACACAAGCTCATACCAATTCCCACCACAACTACTACCAGACTCAGAAAAAACTGAAGAATGGTGTGAACAAATGATAGACGCTGTAGCTGGACATATCTACGAAGACAACAGTGTATTTGAAAATAGTGTGTATGAAGACATACAAAACTACTCTATATATAATGGAGATTTCGAACTAACTGATTATCAGTATCTTACAGAACAGTATGGTTTTTCTCAACCAGCACGATTAGTAAATTACCCAATAATACAACCTAAAATAGATTTATTACTTGGAGAAGAGTTGCGTAGACCTATGGATATGAAGGTAGTTGCTACAAATAAAGATGCTACTATACGAAAAGAAGACATGAAGATTAAGTTGCAGCTTAAGAAGTTTACAGAGTCTATGAAGCAAGAGCTAATTAACAAAATAGGTATACAAGCTAAGACGATATACAAAAGTATATGGAGTATACTTACAAAGAAGCTGTAGAAGAAGTAGCACAAGATGGATTGGAATATTTAAATCAAAAGTATGGCTTTAGAGAAATATTTAAAGCTGGATTTAGAGATTTGCTTGTAACTGGTAGTGAGTTCTATAAGATATACAATAAGAATGGTGATCCATTTATTAGAAGAGTAGATCCAAGAAGTATTGCTTATGATACAAATACTGATAGTGATTTTATTGATGACTGTCAATGGATAGGTGAAGAAAGGTTCTTAACTGTAAATGAAGTGCTTGATGAGTTTAGAGATCAGTTAACCGAAGAAGATTTACAATTCTTAAGTGACATGGGGCAAATATCTAGTCATAGTGATTATGCGTCTTACAACACTTCTATTGATTGGATATCCTGGCAAAAAGGACAACAAGCAAGAATAAAAGTTATACACTGTGAGTGGAAGTCTATTAGAGCTTTGAGATTTAAAATATCACCTAATAGATACGATCCAGAAAAACCATTTTATAAGCTTGTACCAGATAATTATAAAGAAAAGAAAAGAGATACTATTCGCACAAGATATATAGATGATATATGGATGGGTACTAAAATAGGCGGTAAGATATTAGTTGATTGTCGTAGAAGGCCTAATCAGGTTAGATCAGTAGATGATCCAGGTAGTGCACATTTATCTTATGTAGGTATGATAAAAAATAACACTACAGGTAAGAAATCATCTATGGTAGGATTGCTTAAGAATATACAAATGTTATACAACATAGTTATGTATCACATAGAGTTAGCATTAGCTAGATCTGGTGGTAAGGCAGTAATCTATGATGTATCACAGTTGCCAACTAATCTTGGTATGGATATGCAAACTGTATTATATCACTTAAAGACTGATGGTATTATACCTATCAACTCTAAAGATGAGGGTGGACAGGTTGCAAACTTTAATCAGTTCAGTCAAGTAGACTTTACGTTATCTAACTCAGTACAGCAAATGATAAACCTAAAGCTTATGCTTGAGGATACCGCTGGACAAATCTCTGGTGTAACAAAACAAAGAGAGGGTGCTGTAGGTCAATACGAGTATGTAGGCAATGTACAGCGTAGTGTTGTGCAGTCTGCAACTATTACAGAAAGCTGGTTTCACGCACACAAAGAGGTAAAGAAAAAAGTATACGGTAGAGCTGTAGAACTTATGAAGATGTGTTGGAGTGAAGGAAAGAAAGCATCTCTTATACTTGGTGATGGCGCTAGTAAGATATTAAGCGTTATGCCTGATATAGCTTTGAATGACTACGCTATATTTGTTGGTGATAGTGGTAAAGATGATGCAATAAGACAATCTGTAACTCAATTGTCACAAGCTGCTTTACAATCAGGACAAGTTAGTTTATTAGATGTTATTAGAGTATTAAAAGCTGATACAGCTACTGAAGCTGAGCGTGTACTTGAAATGGGTATGGAAGCTATTAAGAATCAGCAAGCTGATGCGCAACAACAGCAGCAACAGGTTATGCAAATGCAACAACAAGCTGAAGCTGCTAAGTTTGAAAAAGAAGCTGCACTTAAGAAAATGGATAATGACACTAAGATACAAGTGGCAAACATACAATCGCAAGCTGATATTAAAGTAGCTGAAATAGCAGATATGTCTAAGCGTGATATAGCAGACATGAAAGAAAAGGTGGCTCTTGGTAAAGAAGGCGCAGAAACCGAACCTAATACTGAAACCAGAGCTCAGGCTTTTGAAAAAGTGAAAGATAAGATTACTGAATAATTTATTATATTTGCAAATAGTTAGGGACTTAAATATTAACATATGTCAGAAAAAGAAACAAGTTTAGTAGAATCTGCTGAAGAGCAGACTACACAGCAAGAAGAAAGTAAAGAGTTTGATGTAAATGCTTTTCTTGGTAAAGGAGAAAACGAAGAAGTAGATACCAATACAGATGATCAACCATATACAGAAGCTAAAAAAGATGAAGAAGAAGATGAAGACTTTGATGGCTTTGCTTGGAGTGATATTGAAACTGAAAAGGAAGAAGAAGTTGAAGAAGAATCTGAGCCAGAAGAAGACTGGGACGATGAATTATTCAACAAAAAACAAACAGAGGACACTGTTGAAGCCAAGTCTGATGATGAAACTAAGGTCGATGCAGAACCTAGAGAGATAGATTGGGGCGCTGTAACAAAGGCATTAGGACTTAAAATAGATACTAACTACAAAGAAGAGTTAGAAGCTATTGTAAGGAAAATGGATCAACAGGGTGTAGATCCTATCGAATATGCAAAAGAAAATGAAGTCATTCAAAAAATGGAATCATTTTTAAAGATGTCTGATAGAGATTTATTAGCAGAAGAAATGAGAAATGATGGTATGGAAGATGATGATATCGTTTCTGTATTAGATTCTATGGAAGACGCAGGAACAATAAAGAGAGATGCGTTTAGAATTAGAAAACAAATTTCTCAATATTTAGAGCAGGCAAAACTAGAAGACAAAAAGTCTGCAGAAAAAACTGCTAAAGATAAAAAAGAAGCAATAGCAAGAAATAAAAAAGAATTACAAGATCAATTAAAATCAATGAAAAGCTTCATGGGAGGTAAGGTAGGAAAGAAGGATATGCAAGAGGCGTATAAGTATATCGTATCTGGTGATATGCAAAAAGACATTTGGAACAGCCATGGCAATGCCGCGGAGGTCGCAATGTTTATGCTATTTAAAGATAAGTTTGCTCAAATCCTGCGTAGCCAAGGTAGAGAAGAAGGTAAAGCTGGTATCTTAAATATGATATCTTCTCCTTCTCGAGGCGGAAAAAATAAATCCAATTACAGACCAAAGTCTAAAGGATTTGATCCCGCAGCTTTTATGAGGGAATAATTTAACAAGGGCAAAGCCAAATGTAAAGTTATGACTAAGTAAATAATTTAATTTAGTTTTTAATTTTTAATTTCAAGAAAAAATGGCAAAGTTGACATTTTCGAATGCACAGTACGGTAATGGTACTACTCCAGAAAACGCCCTTAACAATGCGTTACTACAGTACCCTGAGATTGCTAGTACTTTGATTCAACAATTTCCTAGATACACACTAACATTATTATTAGAAAAAGTTGGTTTGTACGCTTCCGAAAAGGTTTTAGGCGATAACTCTTTTGAGTGGAAGGTTATGGGACGTTATAACAAAAAACAATTCGTCAAAACGACTGATACCGCTTCACCTTCAGCAGGTGATAAAGTAACTTTTACTTTCTCTGACACACAAGGTGGTGCTGCAGTCAATTATTATAACAAATACGATTTACTTCGTTTTCAAGATGGTTCAACTGGTTTGATCATAAATATTTCAAGTACTAACTATGAAGTAGAAATGATTGACACTGGTACAAACGCAGTGAACGAAGTTGTTGGTCGTATTGGTTCAGCATTTCCTTACGGATCTAGTGGAACAGATGTAGGTGAGAACTGGGCATACCCAGAAACTCACAAGAACTTCTTGACTATTATGCGTAAGAAATGTACAGTAACTGGTAAAGACGCTACTGATGTAACTTGGATTGAGAATAATGGTTCTCGTTTATGGTACTTCACACGTGAGCAACAGTTAATGGATCAGTTCATGTATGAGCAAGAATTACAGAGATGGTATGGAAAGCGTTCTATCGCATCACCTGTTTCTAACTATACTGCAACTAATTCTGATATCTTCTCTGAAGATGTATCTGCTCAGTCTTTAGCCGATGGTAGTGATGGTCGTGTAATTATAGGAGATGGTCTTCTAGCACAAATCGACTCTTCAAACCAAGCTACTTATACTGCTGGTGCGCTTACTGAGGATATTATTACTGAGTTTTTAGCTAAGCTATCGCTTAATGCTACAAACAATGAAGGTAATGAGTACTTAGTGTATACAGGTACTGAAGGTCGTTTAGCATTCCACAAAGCAATGAAAGACTTATTAGTTGCTCCTTCTGGATCAATGACAGGTGGATCATTTGCTGGTGTAAATGGAGATGTTGAGCTAGGCGCTAACTTTACATCTTATATGGCTTTAGGTAACAAATTAACTGTTGCTTATTGTCCAGTATTTGATGATAACCATATGCACGGTGCTACATCTGGAACTAACGCATTTGGCGACGCAAGATTAAAAGAGTCTGCTAAAATGGTATTCCTAGATATGGGAAGCACAAGTGGTGTAAACAACATTGAGTTGATTACTAAAGGTGCTGATGGTATGAATAGAAGCTTTGTTAAGAAATACGTAACAGGTATGGTAAATCCTTATGACGCTAATTCTATGATGGCTGCTAACGCTGATGACAAGTTTGAGTGTCACGTATTAGCTGAGTCTGGAATCGTTGTAAGAAACCCATTATCTTGTGGTATCTTATCAGTAGCATAATTAGTTAATAATTTGACTGAGGGAGGGCTTCGGCTCTCCCATAGGTCGCCAAAAAAAAAGAAATGGCAAATTATTTAGATATTTCAGGAAAGTCTTCGGTAGCTGGACAAGGTAGATTACCTAAGCTAAGAGGACAAATTAATCCTATTACTACAATTACTGCTAACACTACTTTGTATGATTACGATAGTGGCTCAGTTTATTTTTTAGATGGTAGCGGTGTAGAAGATGCGATTCTTAATGTAACATTACCTTCAGCAAAAGCTGGTTTGTATTTTAAATTTATCTTAAAAGCTATCGGTAACGAAGCTGCTGAAGATATTACTATTACGCAAGCTGCTTCAACTGAAGATTTTGTAGGACACATTATTGATGGTGCTGGTACAAGTGATACCGCAACATCTTCAGATACAAAAATTGTATTTGATCAGTCAGCATCTGCAGCTCCTGGCGACTATGTTTGTTTACATTGTGATGGAACAAGCTGGTATGTACAAGGTGCTTGTGGAACAGCTGGTGATGTAGTGTTTGGATAATAATACTTTGGTTAGTAGGGGTGAAGTACTGAGTAGCCCCGTACTAATCTTTTTAGATATGGCAATATACAAGTTAATAGACGGAAAGCTTGTGGATGTTAGAGAGATACCACAAGAAGAAAAAAAGACACCGCACTTTAATGCGGCAATAAACCTTACTCCAGGGTTAAATTGGGGAAAGCGTGGATACCAGAAAAAATATATTTCTACTGACGCTAATGGTAAGAAGAAAGTATTTTCTGAGAAACGCAATACAGGAGAGTAATTAATTTTTTAAAACCAAAAAAATGGCACATTTAGTTTATATTAAAGCAAAGAATTTAAAGAAGTTTAACTATGCATCATTTGCTGCATATAAAAACAAACAAGGTAAAACAGTAAGACTAATAGATCCAGATGGACAACCTATGGAAAAGTGGGAGCTTACTCAATCAATGAGAGCATTTGATTTAGATAATGAGTATGATAAAAGAGTGTACGAATATCTTAAAGATCATCCACTAGTAAAAAGAGCTGGATTTACTTTTATTGACGCTAGAAAAAATGAAGAAGCAAGTGCAGCTGCAGCTATTGCATCAGCAGAAGCTGTAACTGTAGCTACTAGCATGACACCATCGCAGTATGATGATATGGCTAGACTTATAGGGCTATCAAATAACTTTGATGATGTAGTAAGAAAAGCTAAAGTATTGCAGTACGCTAACAGCAGTCCAGATAAATTTTTAGAAATGTATAATAACGCTGACAAAGATTACTATGTATTTTTGAAAAAAGCAGAAGAAAAGAAATTAATTGCTTATGTTAACGGTGTATGGAAGCATGGTGCTAATAGCATAGGATTAACTGATGAAGCTGCAATAGAGTGGTTAAAAAACAACAAAGACGTTTACGCTTTAATGAAGAGTGAACTTAGAGGAAACATTGTAGAGACAGATACTAAACAGATAGAAGAATCTAAAGTAACTGAATAATGACTTTTGGAGAAGCGCACGAACTAATGGATTTGCTTTTAGATAAAGCAGATCAACCATATTTTACAACTGAAGAAAAAGATAAGTTTTTAAACTTAGCATACTTTGATTGGTTTGATAAAGCATTAGATCGTTATGATACTGATCCAGAAATAGCAAAATGTTTAGGTAAGCTTGTAGCTTCATTTCAGGGTAGAATGGAGTATAAGGGCAGAATAATTATGCATACATCTAGACAAGGCGCACAATCAGTTCCTTATAGAGGTCCATCAGATCAAACTGAATTGACAGATCATGGTGTTCCACTTAACTCTATTAGATCTATAAGCAGATACCCATTTGCAAGATTATTGCATTTGCAAGTAAAATATGTTGATCCTGCAAATTCTAATATAACATCAGA